CTTGGTCCTGATACATACCAATCATAAGCTCGTTCCATTGCAGATTCAGACATTGCGTCTTGTTCAGTATGTGGATCGTCGATAATAAGTAAGTCCGCCCCTCGTCCTGTGATAGAACCGCCTACCCCCGCTGCAAAATATTCGCCACCATGATTGGTCTCCCAACGGCCTTTAGCCTTACTATCTTCTCGCAATGTAACATTTCCAAAGATTTGTTTATACTCCTTGGTCGCCATTAAATTTCTTACTTTGCTACCGAACCGCGAAGCAAGTTCAGCATTGTGTGATACCTGCATTATTTTTTTCTTTGGATACTTTCCAATATACCAAGCAGGATAAAATCTTGCCACATAGCTTCAGCAAAAACTAAAAAATTATCCTGGCATAACTTGATCCACTCTAATTGTTTTTTAAGAATAATATCTTTTAATTCGTCTTCAGTTAACTGCTCAATATTCATAAAATTTTATATACCCCCGGGGGCTAGGGGACCCAATAAAAACAAAGGGTCCTTTTTAAACAATACACTAGTTCATACCGTTTGCAAATTAATTACGTTTATTCATATTACTTACTAAAGCCTCGCGCCTGTGCTTCTGGGGGTGATTTGCGTGGAACTAGCTGTGGTTTTTTGTGATTAATTTTCGTGGCTCGTATGAGCCTTCTAGATACACCAATGGCGCGATTGCGCCATTGGTTTGTTTATTATTATTCTTGTGTGTGTAGTGCTTGAACTAGTGTACTAAATTTCTTTAATACATTGTCCTTAAACTCATCAACAATAGGATTGCCAACATTTTCAAGTATGTGTTTTTCACACTCGCCCATTAGCAACTGAAACATAATCTCATAATTGAGTTGTTTCTTTTGTCCATTCTCAATAACCATATCAGCAAGTGATGTAGGTTGATTGTTGTTAAGCTTTGTACTCAATACATTAGCAATATTAATAAGATCATTATTGGGCATTGTTATCACTCCCTATTGCTTTGTACTCGCTGTATTCAATTTCAGTACAGAACTTGTTGAATAAATCATTATGAGCAATTTTGAAATTAGCAGTTTCAAATTTCTTCCTCTTACGATTTATCTTTTGTAATCCAAAACTATTACCTTGTTCATCTTGAACAATGATTAAGTTTTGATTTGATCTATCAAAGACATCAACAACATTCTGTTTCATTGTATCTAACTCTTTAGATAGTCTATTTGCTTTTAGCTTTAGTTGTGCATATGCAAGAACTACTTTTTTTTCTTCTTGCTTTAGCTTTTTTGCTTTTTGCATTTTTACCTCTTTATTAAGTTATACAAATCTTATGATTTGCCCTATCCTTTTATATCCTATCAATTCCCATTACAAGAACTAATTTAATTTTTTTTTATCTTTTTTATTAAGTCTATCAATAATGGAATTAACATTTGGCTCAACCTCTAGTTGTGCGTTTATTGTACTGAACAACTTCTCTATTGCGTCAGTGAACTCCTGCTGGGCGTCAGCCCCCGTCTTGATTGGCTTGTCTTTCTTTTCCTTTTCCAACCGAGAACGAGGCGAGGCGACATTGTCGCCTCGCTTTCTATCCTGTGCCATTACCAACTGCACCAATACTCAACGACTTTCTTTTCGTTGATTGCTTGTTCACAGAATTTCAAGAACTTTAAATCCTGCTCTTTGTAATCTTTAACCGATTCCTCTTGGAACTGTTGCCCCCAAAAGAAACCATCTTGTGCGTGATAGTCAGCGAAACCTTTTTGTATCTGTTCGCCTAATTCTTTCACGACATCTTCAGTCATATAGCATGGTGCTTCTTGGTCAGCATTGAAACCCAAATGTGCTAAAGCACCCTCTACTTCTACCTTTGGATTTTGTTCTGCCCATTTCCTAGCCATGAACTCCTGAAGTCTTGCGTGTTTTCTCCAAACGAAAACACCTGCCTTTTCAGAATAAGTATCATCACTAAAGAACTTATCCCAATCTATTTTTGTTCCTCTTATATGTGCGTGTTGGTCTAAACCCATATCTTCTCCTTTGTTAAGTTTATCGCCTCTCTTATCAAATCCCACCGAACAACGCAACAATTATCTTTTAGAATAATTCTAAACTAGAAAGGCAAATGGATTGGCGTCAGAACTACCAGCACCTGCTGTGCATGCACCCAGTGCCATCTGGATCCAGCTGCACGTGCCTTCCCGTCCGAGACGAGAACGAGCTTCATCCGAAGACTCCAACGAGCGAGAGGAGAAGGATGCTGCTGGCCACCAACGTAAACGTTGGGAACAGTGCCAGCATCACCAGCCAGACGAGAGCTACTGTCACGTAGTTTCTCCTGGATCACGCTTCTCAGGCGAGACCTCCGACTCTGACCAGCTGTTACCATTCGCAATGCATCGTGCTCCGGGGCCGCCAGTAAGCGCGTATACTTTGCCAGGTTCAGGTTTGTCCTGCACACGGTCCGAAGGGGACCAACCATCCGGTGGTGCATTCTGTGCATTAAGATCTTTAATTAAGCTTCGAAGTTTAGTTTTCATGTTGCTCTCCTTGTAAGTTACTGCAGCTTCAGGCTGCCAGTCTTACATAAGACCTGATGGGATATATGTCAAGCCTTTTCTTTCGAGATTCTCTTCAGGCGTTCTTCGTAATACCACTTCTTGGTATCGGGTAGTTCGCGTACCACAGCTTCTACCAGATCCTGAAGACTGGTTACCTGCTGCTGGAGCTCGTCTAACTTCTTGTTGTATGTGCGAGATTTGTTCGAGGTTCGAACGAAATCTAATGCTTCAAAATCTACAGCCATATCTTACCTCCTTTACCGACATTACCGATCCGTTGAGCTTTGTCAACGGCAACTTCTCCTGAAGCCAGTCTGGCGTCCCCAGCGTGCTGCACGGGGGGTACGCTTTGGTGCGAGAAGCGAGAACGAGAAACGGGATCTCGGAACGAGATCCTGATGCTGGTTCCCAGGCTACGCTAACAAAGAGGTAAAATGTAACGTAGCCAGGGAACGAGAACGAGGTTAAGCCACCCGAGCTTCAGGATCACGCTGCACCAGCTCCTGAAGGATGGCACGCTGCAGGTCCGGCCATTGGCCAGTGACCGAGAACGAGAACGAGGGCACCAGTGTACGAGGATCCGTGAACGCGGACACCGGTCTGTACAGTCTAAGGCGTCTCTTCGAGAGGGCTTCGCCCAAGTTCTCATGAAGTATAAATACTACTCCACCAGCTTTAATATATCTATTAATCCATACTATTTGCCACTTGTTTAGTTTAGGATATTTAGCATTATCAGATTTTAATTCTATCCAAAAAATTCCTTGTTTTGCAACACCATGTACATCAGGAATACCATTGATTGTGCTAGATTCTATGCGGGTTAGGAACATATCAGTTAAGTTCTTTTTAACTTTATTCCACAATGCACTTTCTTGTTTCATATTAACTTAACTTTTTAATTTCTTTGATGACTGAGTTAGGTATGATTGTTGTATTTCCAATCGATTCAATTTCTTTACCACCATCTGCAAATGAGTAATCTCCAAACAATCTTGTAACTCCTTTTGTTTGAGACAGGAGATGACCTTTGGTGATGCACGTGGCCAGCTTAGCCTTCCTGACTTGATCAAATGTAGACCAACTCGAATCCGAGACTATGTCAAACCATTCGACAGATACCATAGGATACTTGTCTATTTCAGACTTAACTTTTTTTGGAATTGCTATTTTCTTTCTCATCAATTATTACCTCTACTACTCCAACTGATGTCATCATTGGATTATGTTTAGCATTGAACAACTTAATAAACTCTGACCAACTACTTTTCGACAGCTGTTGCTTCAACTTCAATCGTCTTGGCGTTGTAGCCATCGATTTTTTTCGATAACTCTTCCAATTTCTTTTCAAGTTGCTCACGTGACATACCCTCCAAACCAGTTACTGTTACTTCTTTCCTATCAACATACTGACCTGCTAACTGCCCAGATCTATATTCTGCATTGATGGCAGCAGCATACTGTTTATCTGACTCTGCCTTGTCTGCAATTCTTTCTAATCTTTTGTATCTTCGTAACTGATCTCCAGTGTATTTCTTAACTTCTTGTTCAAATCTTTTGTCATAATATTTTGCAACATGAGGATTAATTTTTCGATTTAATAATTGTGATGCACATGACTTAGCACTATTTTCATTGGCAGCACTAAACCCTGCTTTCTTGTAAGCTTCGTGTTGTGTGATAGATCCATGCTCTGCTACCATGATCTCCACAAACATTCTTTGTTTTGGTGTAAGCTCTAGTTCTGTTTTGAGTGCGTTCTTCTTCATTTAACTTTGTTTAGATCTGATATAATAATTCTACGTTTCATTCTTATCAATTGGTTATTTTTGTCTGCTTGAAACTTTTTATCTACAACTCTAAAATCTGATTTGAGTTGATCTCTTATACCTGACCTAACATCTTTTTTAGCTTCTGCTCTTGTACCACCTTCTTTTTTAATAATCTCTGAAGTTTTTCTACCATGCTTAAAATATCTTTTAGCAGCACCTTTAATACCTTTTGTAAGTAATCCACCAATTAACATTTTTTTCATACCACCTGATTTAAAGCTTTGCGGTTCATCTTTTCTTCTTTTTAAAAACTTTCTTACTGATTGTGATATCTCATCTTGTATTTTAATTCTATCTTTTTTACTCAAAGGATTGATTTGTAATCCTTTACCTCTTTTATCAGAGGCATAGGCCTTACCAAAAATAATTGGTCTACCACCTGGAGTTCGTTTTCTTTTAGATCTTTCTATCCTTGTAATAATTCTTCTTCTCAATCCTGGCGTTGCTTTGATTTCAGCAGCTGATGTAAATTTAGTTCCTTTTATTTTTCTTTTAATATCTGCCTTAACTAAACTATATGGTACAACTGGAGTCTTTAATTTTTTGGCCCTCTTAACTTCAGACTTATGTTTTCTAAAAGCCTTTCTGAATGCTGACTTCGCAGTATTGAATATTAATTTTTTCATCATGATATTTTTATTATATAGATTTTTCAGACTAAATGTAATTACCCTAAAACCAACTGTTTGCGTTCCCGCAAGAGTGGTGTATCCCAGATACACCATAGATACACCACAGATACACCATAAAAACACACCTAAATCATTGATATATAAGCATTATTCTTGTTCAGATACATCAGATACACCTCTTTTACCCCCTGAGCACTTTTTTATTTTAATTACTCTGTAATATCTATATAGTAAAAATTAATGGTCACTGGAAATGGTTTCCGGTGGCCGTTATCACTTTAGAATTATTCCAAACTACATTTAATTAGACACCGAATACCGGATATGGTACATTGAATCATGTTCATTCATGGGCATATATTTTTGATCATTTCCTCCGGGGGTTCTATATTGCTCTCTTATCTCCCCCGGGGGTTTAAATCTTTTAGACCACCCTGACTAATTATCTCTGTTTAATCTCCTCTCATTCTCCTTTACAATATCTTTCTTAATTTCACGCCTCTCTTCCTTCGTATTAGCCTCTCGATACATTTTATATAATTCTCTATAATTAAGCCATGACTTCTGCAGCTCTGTAAATTTAATTTTTTCTTTTTTTATAAGTTTAAGAAACTCACCTCTAACCATATCAGGATCCATATCAGCAGACCAACATACGTCCTGAAAGTCATTAGAATTACCCAAAAACCATTTGTAGGCATCTTCCTTCCAATAAGTTTCTTTTTTAAAACCTGAGTTATTCATCACATCTTCCAAGGCCTGCACAATAATAGCCTGAAAGAGTCTCTGTTCAGACACTACTTTGGGCTTTGTAAGTTCCATACTTAACTTAATTCCCAAATTTTTTAACAAGCTTGGAGAGCAATGTAGCAAATTTTTTGACCTCACGTTGAGGATACCTTGGAACACCTCGTCCAGACTGACTATGCTTTAAAACTTGATATTGATCACAAATTAAATCAATGAATTCGTTACGATCCATTGGTTCCATCTCACCAGCATAGATAATGGTCTCGTTAGCTAACTCTTTAGATGATTTGTATTCCATTTGCATAACCACGATGCGGGAAAAGATATGGATTGGGATAATGCACCGTGGTTACACATTTCGGACAACAAGCTTAAGGCCTTTAGCAGCAGCTGCAGCCTTGCGCCCTGTCATCCATCTCTTCTCGATTTTATCAAGAAAAGAAAGACTGAAATTTCCTAAACCAAAGTCATTTCCACAATACAACTGAAACATCAGACTTGTTAATTCGTCATAAGTCTTTTTATTTGGACAAACCATTACCAACTTGTCCAATGCTTGATCTAATGCTTCTTCACTGCCTTTTTTAACAGCTTTACCCACAAAATATCCTTTTGTTAAAAGTTAATTAAGTGATTCGTTGTTCGGTGAAAATAAAGTGTTTTGAGCCCCACTTTTTCATTTAGGCTTAGGAATACGTAACTGATTATTAAGTGATTTAAATTTAGATTGCAAGTATAAAAAAAGGGCCAGTCTCCCGGCCCTTCTTCGATCCCATCGGTTTAAAGGTTAACCATCCAACCTTGGATCTATTTACCGTTGAGCAGCTTCTTGCCCTCAGAGAGTAAATTCTGTTTCATGGACTCATAAGGCTTGCCTTCCTTTTTAGCAATCTTCTTAACCTCGTCATCAACAAGCTTAGCGATCATGCTACCAGGTCTTCTAAAACCATTCTTACCCATAGCTCTTATAATCATGTACGATTCGATATCAACCGCACATGACTTCCATTTATTTATGTCCATCTTTCCTTCCTTGTCCTAGTATTCTTGATATTCTTTTGATTCAAAGAAATCAAGCAATTTTATTTTTCTTTTTGGTGTAAGACCTGCATTATATATCTTCTCGATAATAATCACATAGTCCTTTGTGCTTGTTCCAGACAAAAACCAACTAGATCGACTTGCACAGGCTTTCTTAAACCTTGAGAACTCAAACTTAGGATGTTTGTCTACAACTATGTAAGCATATACAAACGATCTTTTTAACCTTCTCTTGGTATCATCCATACCATGAAAAAATTTTCTAAGTTGCATCAGCTGCGCACCAACTCGATCAATGTTTTCAATACCACCTGCAGGAATTTTGAAATCACCAGTTTTAAACTCAGTAGATATTCTATTCCATATAGTTGCATTTTTAAGAAGTAGCACAATTGCTTCTCCAACATTTAAACCATATTGGTTCATTTTGTTTTTACATATTTGATAATCACGTTTCTGTCTTGCACAGTGGTGATCCAAATAATGTTCCAAAGACCAATTCCTACGACCTGTGTTTAGTCTAGCCACATCAAGTGGATCATCAGAATTGATTATGATGTAAGGCACCTTTAGATCTAATTGTTTTCTAGCCTCTAAAGTATGCTGACCATCAATGACTTCCATATTTTTATTTACACGAATAGGATCGTATAAATCTTTAGCAGCAATTAATTTTTTCAATTGCTTTACATGGCCTTCATCAACAGGTCTATTACCTCTTGCTTTTTTGAACTTACTGTAATCAGTAGTTTCAAAGTATTTATTATTTATTGCTTTGTTCATTATCTTTTCCTCCTTAGTAGAACATTACATATAGACCTGCAGCGAATAATCCCAAAATTATTTTAGCAGGAACTAAAAACATGATTGCACAAAGTATAGTCTTAATTATCAGGTTGTTCATTGTACCCCCTTAATTGATCCCACACTAACTCAGTTGCAATCTTTTCATTGATTGGATAAATTGGAAAGTCATCGAACTTTAATTTAGTTTGTTCCAACTTTTTCATGCAAGTTTGAAACTCATCATCTGAATATTCAATTTCATTTCCAGTTATAGTAGTCTTAGGCAATTGATTTAATATTTCATTAACTTCATTGACCCAAGAATTGAAAATGTCGGAGCTGCTAGTTTTTGGCATACAACCCCCACAAATCAAATTTGCTTTGCACTTGTCCAAGCGCATCATAGAATTTAACTTTGCCATCAGTGTCTTCTTTTATCTTGACTCTTTTGTAAAGTTTTCCATTCACTGTTAATGTTAACAGTTGTGTAAGCTCGGAGAATTGAACTGTGAAGCTGTGTTCAGCTTCAAGTCCTTTTGGTTTTATTTCCCACTCAGGTCGTAAAACCAAAGCCTCCTGCAGGTTCTCCGCTGGTGCCGCAGAAGCTTTTATTTTATTGTCATTCATGATAACCTCTTTGTTTAAGTTTGACATATTTGTAAAAACATATAAACATTTTCATGGGATTTGCAAGTAAATAATAAAATAGGATAATATAGGACTTTATGACAAAATTTTTACTGGTTCTGCACTTATGCACCTTGGTCACAAATACATGTTTTGAGTCCCAAATTACAGGATATACCTTCACATCACACTACGATTGCGCTAGAGCAGGTTATAAATTATCTGCAGCTACCTTAGATACACTTGCAAAAGATGAACATTATTTTGGATTAGACCGCATAAACCAAGAGAAATTGGCTATTAAATTTGAATGTAAAGAGATGAAAACTGTTGTACCCCTACCTAAACCTAAAATCAATGCATAGTGTTGCATTTACAGCACATTTTGATATATAATACCACATGAAGCTATATCGCGTCCAAGCAAAATACAAAGATATATATATTGATAAGACGCTTGAGGCTGAGAACGATAAAGCCGCTCTTGACATGTTTAGTAAGAAGGTTGAGTCAGGAGAAGTAATTGAACAAGAATCTGGTGGTTGGTTAAATCCCAATATTCTTTTCATAACCTTCGAGGAGGTTGACCGAGATGCAACTACAAAAATTGATATCGGAAAAACTTCAATTGGAGTCCAAGTGGGCAAACCAAGCGTTGGAGCAGGGTAGAGTGACTCCAGATATGAAGTGGATCGATATTAAGATTAAGGATCTAAGA